GTTAGTTCTTTTTTGTAATTAAGTTTATGAATTATGTGACTGAATAAGCAGCAGCATAACCCGCAGCTAGCTTCTTGTATTTTTCTGGGTCTTCCTTCTGGATCTTCGCTAGCTTAGCAGGGTTCTCCTTACTAAGTTTCTCGAAGGTGTCTTCTTCATCCAGCGTAGTTGTCTTGCCTCCGCTAGCAGCCTTGAGCATCTCTGCTACAGTAGCTGTGTCTGCTGGCTTCTCTTTCTCTTGCTCAAGAGCAAGCTTCATTTCAGGTGCATTCACTACAATCTGACTTACACTGGCTAGATCTGTTGCTGCTAGCTTTCTGTAAGTGGCTTCGTTCGTATCATCGATCAGTCCTTTTGTCTTGCCCTGTTCTATGACTGCATCTACATTGAGCTTCTCTGAAGCTGTAAGTGATAGCTGAAGTGTTTCGATTGCCTTCAGTACATCTGTCTCTGTAGCCTCGCCTGAGAGCTTTAGTTTCTGAGCAATTTTGATTAAGTTATTTTCCATGATCTTATTGTCGTTTGTTAATTTTTCTGTGGATAGTGTGAGTAGTGGAACGAGCTTATCTATATGCTCTTCCCCTAGAGTGAGTGTGTCTCCTACAGCACTTCTATCTGCTGGAAGATTAGTCATACTTATTTCTAGAAGTTCTGTCTCCGTGACTGTCTGTCTTATTTGTCCTGGAAGGATAAGTGCTGGATCATCAGAAAGAGTAATAGGATTGTGTCCTATAGAGCAGGCATGTAAAAATCCATTCTCATATTTTCTTTTTACATCCATTGCAATAGGATCTCCCTCATCAAACTCTGGAAGACCTGTCAAGTTTTCGTTAGCGTCAAGCTGAAAGTCTACTACTCTTCCTATGCTCAAGGGTTCTCCATCATGGTTAACCAAGAGAATAGAGTTTGCCTTATAAGCATCTAGCTTGATCCCTGAGGGAATCACTCTGTATCCTTTTCTGTTCACCTTGCTTGTAGAAATAGTAAGTCTTCGCACTAGTTGTTTTTGTTTAACTACAGCAAATATGCAGGAGAATGAGAGCGAATAAAAACGGAATAATTACAGCGTCGATGCCCGCCGTTGTTGCATCTGTGGGTAGTGGCGTTGTGTATTTTCTTTTTCGATGTAGGCTATATAGAGAGCATCTTTGTCATATGAACAAGCAAGATGCAGCTAAGATATTATACCTAGAAGGATACGAGCAGAAGGACATCGCTAAGATGATGCGCGTATCACAGAACACGATAAGCAGATGGTCTACCAGTGGCAAGTGGAAGGAGAAGAAAGTAAGCACAGAGATGAAATCTGACAATTCTGTACAAAGGATTATAGGTCTTATAGATTATCAGACTAGAGCACTGAAGAGAAAGACAGATCAATTCTTAGAAGAGAATCCAGAATCTACTAAGCTGATAGAACGTGGTGACATCGATGCGTTACAGAAACTATTTACAACGATAAGGAAGGATGCTAAGAAGTTCTCTGACTACGTACATGTGATGAAGGAGTTCCTCAACTTTTTACAACATCATAACCTAGATCTAGCTAAGCGACTCACAGAACCTGCTGATCTGTTTATCAACGAAAAAAGAAAAGTACTCTAGATGTCAGCATCGAGAACAGAAATGAAGCAATACCAGGAATGGCTTATACTGTGTGAGCAGATCAAGTCCGCTACGCCAGTACCTAAGGAAAATGCTAAGGAGAAGAAGGCTCGGAAGCTGGTACAGAAAGATGACTTCGCAGCCTTTGCAAACTATTACTTTCCTCACTACATCGATAGTGAGTTTGGCTGGTTCCATAATGCAGCAGCTAAGGAGATCAGAGACAATAAGAATGTATTTGCGATACTAGAATGGCCGAGAGAACATGCTAAGAGTGTATTCGCTAATGTGATGCTGCCACTGTTTTTCTACGCACGTGGAGAGATCACTGGTATGATAACTGTATCGGCTAATTATGACAAGGCAGTGACCTTGCTATCAGATCTGCAAGCGGAGTTCAGCAGTAACAGAAGATGGATAGAAGACTATGGCGATCTGGCTAAGATAGGAGACTGGAGAGAAGGTGCATTCGCTACGTCAGACGGTATAGGATTCTGGGCATTCGGTAGAGGCCAATCCCCTAGAGGAACTAGGAAGGCTGCTAAGAGACCTAACTACGCAGTGATAGATGATATAGATGATAAGGTGATCGTAAGAAATCAGCAGCGTGTCAAGGAGACTGTAGACTGGCTACTGGAGGATCTATACGGAGCACTGAGTATACATGGCTCTAGAGTCGTAGTAGCAGGAAACAGAATCCATAAGCAATCTATCTTAGCTCATCTAGTAGGTGACCTAGAGCCAGAAGATCCTAAGCGATCTGGGATATTCCATCAGAAGGTGTACGCATTCGAGCATGTGACGACACATACGATGGCAGATCCTACTCTGAAGACTGCACGTCCTGCATGGAAGGAACGATACACAAGAGAGCAGCTACTGAAGAAGATGGAGACGATGGGATATAGAGCAGCTCGGAGAGAGTACTTCCATGAGCATCACGAAGAAGGACATGTCTTCAAGAACGAGTGGATAGAATACTGCAAGCCTAAGCCTATCAGTAAGTATAAGTCTATCGTAACGTATACAGACCCATCCTTCAAGGATAGTAAGAAGTCCGATTACAAGGCTGTGATAACCATAGGAACGGATGGCAAAAACATTGACATACTAGACATATGGCTAAGACAAGCGAGTACAGGAGCAATGGTATCTGTCAATTATGATAGATGGGAGAAGTACGAGAGTCATAGCAGATATTATATGGAAGCAAACTTCATGCAGGACATCATCCTAGATGAGTTCCGTACGGAGGGAGAGACAAGAGATAAACAGATGCCTATAAGAGGCGACAAACGAAAAAAGCCTGACAAGTTCTCCAGAGTAGAGAATCTAACACCACTATACGAGCGCGGTCTGGTACGAATATCAGAGGACATCCGACAAACGAATGATACTCAGACATTCCTCCAGCAGCTCCTAGGCTTTCCTTACGGTCACGATGATGGACCTGATGCACTAGAAGGAGCTGTGTATTATATACAACGAGTAAGGAGATCGGGCAGACCTACCAGAGTGAGATCAGGAAAATACGATTATTCTAAAAGTAAATATTCTTAAGACATGCCAGTAATAGATAGAAAAGAGTACAACATATTTATCCAAGACGGTAGGCTCAATCAGCTCCTAGAAGATGATGAGTCGTTCTTAGATAATGCAGAGGCTATAGCGATAGGCGTTGTAAAAGACTTCCTGTTCAGCAAGTATGATATGACGAATGTACTAGCAGACCTAGACAAATATCCCACTGTCAAAAGATGGATCATGGTTATAGCTATCTACTTTCTGTACGAGCGTGTCCCAGATAAAGTAGTGCCTAAGCGTGTTGTCAAGAACTATGATGATACCATGCTATGGCTACAGAAAGTATGCACTGGCAAGGCGAGTGTAGATCTGCCTTCCTTAGAAAACGAATCAGGAGAAGCGCACACGAGATTCAGATCAGGTAGTATCCCACGAAGAGAACATTCTACTAATAACAACGGCTTATAAACAGCATATAAACAAGCTTACAATACTATGGAACTAATAGATAAAATACGAGCAGCGATAGCTCCTAAGCGTCAACTGAGACACGATACAAAAAACATCTTATCTAAGAAGAGAAGAGTAAGCAGATCTCTAAGAAGATACAGCTACAGAGTAGACTCTAGTATGAGAAACTGGAAGCAGGCTGTCACGATAGCAGAAGATCCGTTAAGACCTAGCAGAGAATTGCTCTATCTATTGTATCACAGAACAATGGAAGATGACCAGCTCCTAGCTCAGGTACGTACAGCAAGGTTCAACATACAGATGGGAGACTTCAGTATCATGTGTGATGGCATAGAGCAAGAAGATATCACAGAGTCATTCGACACGCCGTGGTTCTATAACTATATACAGCACGCAGTAGATGCAGAGCTGTATGGTTATAGCCTAGTAGAACTTATCCCTGACAGAAACACTGGACTGATCAAGGAAGTATGCGTCATACCTAGAGAGCACTACAAGCCAGAGCATCACCAGCTACTTGTCAGACCATCAGATCAGGAAGGCATCCCATACAATGAAGGTCCACTCGCTAAGCGTGTCATAGGTATAGGTAACACAGAAGACCTAGGGCTGCTGAAGTCTATCTCTAAGATGGTGATCCGTAAGGACTATAATCTTACGGACTGGGGAAGAAGGAATGAACGATTCGGATCTCCTATCATCGTACAGAAGACAGGAAGTGTCGATAAGACAGAGTGGGACGCTAAGGAAAAAAACCTACAGAACTTCGGGTCTAATCTCTACATGCTTATGGATATGGATGACGAGTTCGAGATCAAGGAAGCATTATCCAATACTGGAGGAGGACATAAGACCTTTGTAGATTATACAGAATATGCAGATAAGTGTATCGCTATCATTGTCAATGGCCAGACTACAACAAGTGAGCAGACTGCATATGTAGGCTCAGCAGAGGTTCAGGAGCGCCAGCACAATAAGTACACACTGGCTAGGATGAGAAGGATACAGTATCATATAAACTTCGAGCTATTCCCCTGGCTAGTTAAGCATTATGATTATCCACTGGGGAACTGTAAGTTTCAGTTTGAGGATCTAGTGAAGAATGAGGAAGCTGTCACCATCGATGTAGATAATGTAGATACAGAGAACGAAAAAAAAAAGAGCTAAGCCTTAAGCAGTATTATAGCTTAGATCATAGCACGTGCTGTAGTTCCCATTACGAACTGTCATTCCAGCCTATATCTGATCTTACTAAACTGTTCAGCAAGGCGATAAGAAACATCTTCTCCAGGAAGAGCAGGGCTACAGATCTGGATACTACACATATGGCTTCTACTTATGACACACTGGTAGAGGGAATCCATGAAGGACCAGGAACAGGATATGACTATAGAGATCCACGACTGGATACGATCTCTAGGCTGAAGACTAATCTAGTCACCTTCGTAGCATTCAAGAATTACAACATGCAAGCGGAGATGATCTCAGCACTCACAGATGAGCACGGCAAGATCAGATCCTTCTCCAAGTATAAGCAAGAGGTAAACAAGCTCAACGAGAAGTTCAATAAGAACTGGCTCAGGACAGAATATAATACAGCTAAGGCAGCAAGCCAGACAGCAGCTCAGTGGGAAGACTACCTGAGGACTGCACATATATTCCCTTACCTCGTATACAAGTCACAAGATGACAGCAAGGTGCGGAACAGTCACCAGGCACTACACAATGTAGCTAAGAAGATAGATGATCCGTTCTGGGATCTACACTATCCTCCTAACGGCTGGAACTGTAGGTGCTATGTCTTACAATCCAAGACAGCAGACGGTTACAATGATGAGCCGATATCTTATCCAGATGATAAGCAGCAACCTCCAGCGTTTCGCCACAATGCAGGTAAGGAGAAGAAGCTCTGGTCACTAGATCATCCCTACTTCCATAGCATCCCTAAGCAGGTGAAGGATAAGATCTGGAAAGCTCGTAATGAGTTCTATAGTACAGATAAGTTCTATGATATGGTGCAAGGTATAGAGGTACATGTGAGTGCGTACAAGAGTAGTTCATTAGCAACCGAAATGGATTTTGCTCAGCGAATGAAAGCAATCGGAGAATGGAAAAATATAAAGAAACTCCCTGAGATAGAAATAGGCAAAAGTATAGACTTCTTAGTAGACGGAGTAGAGGTAGAATACAAGCGAAATATAACCGCTAATCTGAACACCATAGAGAAAGAATGGAGAATTGCAAGAAAGCAGTTTTCTAGAGGAGCAGAGAAGATAGCTATCTATATAGAAATAGGAAATCAAGATCTACCTAGATTAAT